TCAATTGGATTCTTACATAGATTCCGCAGAGCAAACGATTTTACCTTTACTTACGCAATACCAATCATCGGTGACTTTTGCCAATGTGGATGAATCCGTCATTTATTTCACCACAATGCGGCCAAATTATTTTGTGCCGGGTCAATCTGTTGTTGTTACCGGGGCCGGAACTTACAGCGCGACTTATACAGTCACCGATGATCGGATTGAGCCATACACTTTCACAGCTGCAACAAATGCGGCTAATCGTGATTATCCATTGCCGTTTATTCCAGCGGCAACAGCAACATTGAGTGGATCATCGGCAGCGCAGCTGTACGCATCGACACCACCGATTGAAAACGCGATTTTGGTTGTAGCCGTAGAGATTTTTCAGAGCATCACAGCTCCGGGCAACCAAATCATGTCAGACAATTTTCAGCCGTCACCATTTATTCTCGGCCGCAGCTTGAGCAACAGAGTCATCGGCCTCTTAGGCCCGTTTCTTGATGTCGAAACGATGTGTCAATGAGCATCGAATCAGCAATCCGCACGCCACTCAAAACAGCACTTTCCGGAATTGCTGCAAATGTGTACAACGGCATCCCAGAGACAATGACATCACCAAGCATCTGTTTAATCCCGGATGCACCATATTTGGAAAGCGTTTTAATCAATGGCGCAACGACAAAAGTCAAAATCAATTTAACTGTCACCGGTGTCGTGGCTTATGCCAACAATGCCGCAGCTTTAGACAATCTCGAAACATTGATGATCAGCATCATCAGCGCAATGCCCGATGGATACGAAGTGGGCAATGTGAACCAACCTCAACCATTGGAAGTCGGTGCGGGCAAATACCTCACAGCCGATTTACAAGTAAGCACCTACTACACCAACTAAGGAGAAATCATGCCAACAACAATCGTGACCGGCAGAGACATCACATTTACCATTGATGGTGATTCGTATGATGCTCAGGCCACATCAGCAACATTAACAATTGATTCAACAATCAATACATACCAAACACTCGATGGCAAGGCTTATTACACAACCGATACTCAAGGCACATTTGCCGTTGAAATGTTGGCAGATTGGCCAGCTGGAGGATCGCTATGCAACGCGCTTTGGACAGCGGCAGACACAGCACCAAACACACCATTGGCGGTTGTTTTTACAGCTGCATCAGGATCGGTGTTCAATTTTGATGTGCAGCCAATTTTCCCATCAGCTGGAGGCACGGCACCAGATGCACAGACTGTTTCACTATCCTTTACTTGTGTAACAACACCAACGCTATAAATAAAGGAGATCGGGAGCATGAAATTACCAATCACAATTGAATTCACTACGGGGGAAAGCGCAACTTATACCGCGCTTCCACCGGAGTGGATGAAATGGGAACGCCAAAGCGGAAACACAATTCAACAAGTAGCCGAGAAATTGGGCATTGCTGATTTGATGTTTTTGGCTTATCACGCGATGAAGCGCGAAGCAGCCGGAAAGACTGTGAAACCTTTTGAAGTGTGGTGCGAAACTGTGACTGACATCAGCATGGGAGAATCCGAAAACCCAAAAGCTACGAGCCGGGAAGCTTAAACCGGATCATTTGGGAATTGGCTATCCACACCGGATTGTCACGATCAGAGTTTCAAACACCAGAGGATGTTTTGACCGCTTTTGAGATTCTAAGGACAAAAAATGGCAACTGAACCAATTACTTATGACAAGAGTGATTTGCGCGGCATCATCAAGGCTTTTAAAGCCATGGATGAGCAAGCTGTTTCTCAGGCCAAAGGCGTTTCAAATGGATTGGCCACCTATCTGCAATCCAAAGTCACGGCGGCAGCTGGTGGCCGCCCAAATAAGGCGGCAATTCGCATTGCTCAAGGATCGCGCGTTAGCAAGTCATCAAAGATTGGTGAAATTAGCTACGGCTTTGTTTCTCAAAAATTCAGCGGCGGCGGTACAACGCAACAGCTTTGGGGCGGCTACGAATTTGGCTCCCAGAAATTCAGACAATTTCCAATCTGGTCTGGCAAGGCTCCCGGCGGCATTGGATCATTTGGATATTTTATCTATCCGACATTGCGCGCCGAACAGCCACACATTATCTCTCAATGGGAAAATGCATTCACTAAGATTTTGAAGGAGTGGTGATGGCCGGTCAATCAAGAACACTCAAGCTTTCGATTCTCGCTGATGTAGATAAGCTCAAGCAAAGCCTCAATGTAGGCTCAAAAGATGTCGATGGATTCGCCGGCAAAATTGGTGACTTTAGCAAGAAAGCGGCGGTGGCTTTTGCTGCCGTAGCCGCCGCAGCTGGTGCCATGGCGATCAAAATCGGTGTGGATGCTGTTAAGGCTGCCAGCGACTTGGGGGAAACAATCTCAAAGGTCAATGTTTTGTTTGGTAAGTCGGCCAAAGACATTGAGAAATTTGCCGATGGTGCCGCAGCATCGTTAGGCCAAACAAAACAACAGGCATTGGATGCCGCCGCTACATTTGCCACATTTGGAAAATCAGCCGGATTAAGCGGTGAGAATCTAAGCAAATTCTCAATTGACTTTGTAAAGCTTTCATCAGATTTGGCCTCTTTTAACAACACATCACCAGAGCAAGCAATCAATGCAATTGGATCGGCTTTGCGTGGCGAAGCTGAACCATTGCGCCAATATGGTGTTTTGCTCGATGATGCCTCATTGCGCCAAGCCGCTTTAGAATTGGGAATCATCAGCACCACCAAAAATGCTTTGACACCACAGCAAAAGGTTTTGGCAGCTCAAGCTTTGATTTATCAACAGACATCAGCTGCACAAGGCGATTTTGAGCGCACCAGCGATGGCCTAGCCAACAAAACACGCATCCTCACAGCTCAATTGGAAAATGCAAAAACAACTATTGGACAAGCACTTTTACCAATCGTTTTGCAATTGGCAACTTTGTTTTCAGAAAAGGTCATCCCAATTGTGCAACAGGTTGCAGATGCTTTTGGTGAGAAATCTGGTGGCATGGGCAACACATTGAGCAAATTGGCCGGCTCAATTAAAGACTTTGTGCAACCCATTTTTGAAGGTTTTAAATCAGCTTTCGACAAAATCAAAAAAACTGTTATCGAAAACAAAGATGAGTTTGAAGCCTTTTTTGATGTCATCAAAGCTGCCGCTCCAATCATCGGCAATGTCATTGGCAAAGCTTTCAGCGTTGTGGGCGATGTGGCCAGCGTTGTTCTTAACATCATGGCAAATGTTGTTGGAGCTTTACGAGGTTTGATCAACACAGCAATTGATTTGGTCAATGTTGGAATTAGAGGTTTTAACTTAATTAAGCCGGGTGCAGACATTTCACCAATTTCAAAAATTGGCTCATCAAGTGGATCAAGCTCCACGGGAGGCATCTCTGTGCCAGCTGCATCATTGCCAAGTGGTTTTACATCTGGTGGAAGCACAACGGGAGGCGGCTCCACGGGTGGCGGCTCCACGGGTGGCAGCGGAGGCATAACCGGAGGCACATCAACAGGTGGTGGCACTATTGGCGGTGCCGTCACAAAAATTGCAAATCAGACCAAAAAGGTTGTTGATGATGTTGCTGGAGCTTTTGACAATTTTACCAGCGGCACAACAACTTTGGCCGGTGTTATGGCAGCTTCAAATCAGCCATTTGCCTTTGGCACATCGGGTGTCAATACCAACACGCTTGCTGGCATTTTAGCTGCATCAAGTAAACCAAGCGTGACTGTAAATTTCAACGGAGTCACGACCGATCCGGAAGGCACAGCGCGTGTGCTGGTCGATACGCTCAACAACTCTTTCTATCGCGGCACAGGTGGCGCAACTAACCTGCAAATCGCATGACAATTTTCAATCCCGTTTGGCGCGTGACCATCGGCGGTGTCCAATACACAACAGCCATTTTGGCCAATTTGACGATTCGCAGCGGTCGAACAAACATTTATGAGCAAGCACAGGCCGGATACACCAATCTTGAAATTGTTAACCTTGATCAATCAAATGTAGCAATTGAAATAAATGATTCAATCACTATCGAATTGCAAGATTCAACATCCACATTTGTGCCAATCTTTGGCGGATCGGTTGTTGAGGTTGGCATTGCCGTGGCCGAAGTTGGAAGCGTTGATTATGCCCAACGCATCAACATCATTGCCTTGGGTGCATTGGCTAGATTGCCAAAGGCACTTACCGAAGGCGTTTTAAACGATGATTTTGATGGTGATCAGATTTACACCATTTTGAAACAGGTTTTGTTCAACTCATGGCAAGAAGTACCAGGTGCATTGACATGGGCAACCTATGATCCGGCTACTCAATGGGAGGATGCTGAAAACAGCGGATTGGGCGAAATTGATCGGCCGGGAAATTATGAGCTAGAAAATCGCGGATCGTCTGTGACTGATGTTTATTCTTTGGTATCAGCTTTGGCAACATCCGGGCTTGGTTACATTTACGAAAACGCTCAAGGTCAAATTTCTTATGCAGACAGCACACACCGAACCAATTATTTGGCAGCCAATGGGTATGTTGATCTTACCGCCAACCACGCTTTGGCATCGGGTTTGAGCATACAATCTCGAGCAGGTGATGTGCGAAACACCATCGATCTGAAATATGGCAACAATTCAGCATTGGAGGTCAATGCGGTTGATCCGGCATCTGTTGGCCTTTATGGACAACTCGCTCAAATCTTCACCACAACAATCAAACACGCGGCTGATGCTCAAGATCAGGCCGATTTCTATTTAGATCTAAGAGCTTATCCACGCTTTAATTTCAACAACATCACATTTGAGCTGACAAATCCAGAAATCGATGATTCTGACCGGGATGCTTTAATCGGGGTTTTCATGGGTATGCCGGTGAACATTTCCAATCTGCCACTTAACATGAATAGTGGTGATTTTCTGGGTTTCGTTGAAGGCTGGACATTTTCGGCCAGATACAATCAGATAAGCATTTCAATGATCGTCTCACCGATTGCGTTTTCATTGCAAGCCATGCGATGGAACGATGTGCCGGTCACAGAAAGATGGAACACAATCAATCCAACTTTGGATTGGATCAATGCCACAATTGTGGCGTAAGGAGAAAACATGAGCAATCCAACGAGCAATTTTAATTGGCAAATGCCCACGGCCACAGATTTGGTCACGGATTTGCCAGCCGATTTTGAGGTGTTTGGTCAAGCTGTTGATTCATCAATGGCCGATCTTTTAGGCGGCACAACAGGCCAGATACTTGCAAAAAATTCAAACACAAACATGGATTTTGTGTGGATCACAAATGATGTTGGTGACATTACAGCGGTCACAGCTGGCACAGGTATTTCAGGCGGTGGCACATCAGGCGCGGTCACAATTACAAACTCAATGGCAACTGAGATTGCAGCCAAAGGCGATTTGATTGCAGGTACGGGATCTCAAACTTTCGATAATTTAACTGTTGGAGCCAATAACACAGTTTTGACAGCTGATTCAACAACAGCAACAGGATTAAAGTGGGCAACTCCAAGCAGTGGTTTTCCTGCGTGGACTTCATACACACCAACTGTCACAGCACAAAGTGGAAGCATTACTACTTATTCTGCTTCTGGTTGGTATTCACAATTAGGAAAAACAGTAGTAGTACAAGCGAGAGTTGTAATTTCAAATGCAGGAACGGGTAGCGGAACAATGATTGTCACTTTACCAATTACGGCACAAACTCGATCTAATGCTGAGTGGGTAGGTGCTGCCGTCGAAGGACAATCATCGGGCCATAGCGGTTGGGCTAGTGTATTATCAGCTGCAACTGCTGCCAATGTTCGTAGTTACAATTTTGGAAGTTTCGTAAATTCAAATTACATAACCAGTTTTACAGTAACTTATGAGGTGGCATAATGGCTAAGTTTGAGTCAGGTTTTGGAAACGATGCACAAGTAACAGACGATGTTTTTTTGACTCGTATGCGACATTGGCGTAATGGTGAATTAGCCCGTACAGACTGGACACAGGTTGCAGATGCACCTGTTGATCAAGCTGCATGGGCTACTTATCGTCAAGCTTTGCGCGATTTACCAGCAAGCAATGTTGATCCTCGAAAGATTGATTTGCCTGTTGCGCCATGAGTAGCTTTCCACAAGGCACATTGCCGCGTTTGATTCAAGTTGCGCTTGCTGAGGTTGGCACAGCTGAAACAGGCAACAATGAAACAAAGTATGGCAAATTTATGAAAGCCGACAAGCTGCCATGGTGCGGATCATTTCTCAATTGGTGTGCCCATCAAGCTGGTGTCAAAGTGCCAAATGTTGTCAGCACCAAAGCCGGAGCAGAGGCATTTCAAAAGGCAAAGCAATGGCACACCACGCCAAAGATTGGTGACTTTGTTTTCTTTGATTTCATCATCGATGACAAAGTGACAATCAATCACATTGGCTTGGTGATACGCGCATCTGAGAAACAAATTGTGACCATTGAAGGCAACACATCAGCTGGTGCAAGTCAGCGAAATGGTGGCGAAGTCATGGTGAAATCAAGAGCTTTGGGAGCACGCTCATTCGTTGTCGGTTATGGCCGGCCAACTTATGAGCCATTTTCCGGTGATTTACCGGATCGACCAAAAGGAGAAAACTAATGGAGCAAGCAAAAGCAATTGCGGCATCATGGGCGCGCTCATACATCGCGGCAGCTTTGGCCGTGTATATGGCCGGCGGATCGCTTGAGCAAATGGCAATGGGTGGCGTGGCAGCTGTTGTGCCGGTCATTTTGCGTTGGCTCAATCCAGCTGACAAAGCTTTCGGGTCTACGGGGAAGTGACTCGGAAATCACTCGCGGCGGGTTTGGCTTTGATCCTTTCGTCAAGCCTTGCCGGGTGTGGTTATGACGGCTGGGTACGATATCCATGCCAAGAGCACGCTAATTGGGAAAACCCAGAGTGCCAAAAACCACAATGCAAGGTCACGGGTACCTGCACCGAGGATGTGATTGGTGATGGCTTCAAAAAGTAAAGAGCGTTTAAGCCAAGAGGACATTAAAGCTCGCTTAATGTTTTTGATTGGCGCGGTGTTGGCAATTGTCTTTCTTATTGTCACTTTGGGCATCACATACGCATTGATCTTTGTGACACAGCCAATTGGTGCACAAGCTCCGAATGATGCAGCTTTCATTGATCTGCTCAAAACCTTGGCGATCTTTCTGACCGGGTCATTGGGTGGCGTTTTAGCATCTAACGGCCTCAAAGATAAGCCAAAGTCAGAATACGAAAAAACCATCGAACGGCGTTTATCTGGTAACGACACGCCATGATTTAAGCGTGATTCTTGAATTTGTCACATTTGCCTGTCACTCTCTATTTCGGGAGCTGATTCGCAGCTTCCAGAATCGGGAGCAACAAAATGAACGAAGCATCAATTGTGATCATGTGTTTGATAGCTGGAGCCTTATGGGCTGTCATGTCTTATTCGGTAGGATTTAAGGAAGGCCAGCGACAAGGCTACACACGCGGCCGAGCCGTTGCTCGCCATGCGGTATCAGCTGATCGCAAGGTGAACAACTAATGGCCGGATTTTTGGAAAATTACGAAGGCAACAAAGAGCGCACAGATCGATGGCTCAAGACATTTCCACAAGGTAGGCTTGAAGCTCACATCGTTGAATTCAATGCAGAAAAAGGCTATGTGCTGGTACAAGCTAAGGCATGGCGCAATCAAGAAGAAACCGAGCCAGCCGGCATTGATTACGCTTTTGGTTATCGTGAGGCTTTTAATCCAAACATGAAGCGATGGTTTTGTGAGGACACTACGACATCAGCTTTGATGCGCGTGATGGCCTTGGTTATGGGTGGCACAGAGAAAGCCACAAAAGAAACGATGGAGCAAGTCAAAGTCAATGATGCAACAAAGCCACAAGATTATGATTATTGGACAACCAAATTTGGTGATGTCCCAAGCTACAAAACAGCCGGAGAAGCCGAGCAAGCCGGAATCCCATCACTTGGATCATCTATGGATGAGATTTCAAAGCAATTGGGTGGAGAGCTTGTACAAGAGGCACCTCAATGCGCACACGGGCATCGTGTCTGGCGCACCGGAAAATCGGCCAAAACGGGCAAGGATTGGGCAAATTTCTCATGCGTGGGCAAAAAACCAAATCAATGTGAGCCGCTTTGGTATGTCTTTACAAGCCGAGGAAAATGGGAGCCACAAGTATGACAAAACAAAAACTGATCAAAATACTGGTTGTCATTGAAATCGTTTTGATTGCAATGCTGATTTGGATGGTGATCAAATGAGTGACTTTGTGGAGATCATCTATCCTCAAGAAATGAAAGCGCGATTGATGTGCAACGGCGAAATCATTGAGGAATACAAAATTGAGCAATGCGACAAATGCTCACAGTTGAGGCGATTGGATCACTTTGGCTACCAAAAAGGCTATGACAAGCAAGACAACATCATTTGGTTTTGTGGTGATTGCCGATGATAGATCGCATTGAGGAAGTGCAATGCATGATTGCAGCGATTCAACATTGTCATGATCGATCAGCCGATCACAGCTCACGCATTGTCAAAAACCTGTCATGGTTTGAGTATGTGGCACAGATGGGCGAATCAATGTTGGCTGAGTTGGTAGTAGCCAAGCGATTGGGTTATGAGTACACACCGGGCATCACATGGGATAAATCCAAAGCTGATGTAGGAGAGCACATCGAAGTCAAATGGTCAGCCAATCCGGCCAGCAATCTATGGATTCAGGAATCAGATCGCCATGATCGTGACATTGCGGTGCTTGTTACAGGCAACGCGCCAAAGATGCACATTGTTGGCTGGATGCCGGTGGCTGTGGCCAAAAAACCACGCTATCGAAACGCATCACAAAACAATTGGAGCGTGCCACAAATCAACCTACAACCAATCGAAACCTTGATGCGGAGCAATTATGCACATCCTTCAATTTGATTGTTCAATTTGTGCAAAGCTGTATGGAAAGCCAAAGCAACGCCATGGACTTAAGAAAGGTGCAGAGCTGACCGAACATGAGTGGTTCGCACAATGCATGAGCTGTGGCACATTTGGCATTAAGATCGTTGATGATGCACGGATTACGGAGATGTCATTGTGATTAAGTTATCCACAAGCATCATCCACAGGCTGTGCGCAACGCCCAAGAGCACGCTCAATGTTGCAATGTATTTGCGTGGTTCGGTACGCTCCATGCTCGTGGGCGAGCCGCTGAGGCGGATAGCTCGCAAGCGATGCTTGGTGCTATTGGCCGCGCTATGTCTTGCTAGCGCAACACCGGCACAAGCCACACAAGATGCAACAAAGAAACCATCCATTGATTCATTGAAACTATATGCACACTCAAGGATTGTGAACTACAAAGAATTCCAATGCTTCAACACTTTGATTACAAAAGAAAGCAATTGGCGTGTGGAAGCTATCAATCCAAATGGCAATCACTTTGGCTTAGGCCAAATGCGCAATACTAAATACAGAAACCTCGATGGCTTTCGCATGATTGACTGGACATTGAGATACATCGATCACCGCTATCAAGGCAAGATTTGCAATGGAGCTTTGGCGCATTGGCGAAAGCATGGGTGGCATTGATGTCAAGAGCTTGGAAAGGTGGGAGCACAAGCCGTTGGCGAAAGATCAGAGAAGCTGTGTTGAAGCGTGATGGATGTTGTCAAATGTGTGGGCAATCCGAAGGCCAAATGCACATTGATCATGTGATTCCCAAGAGATTGGGTGGAGGCGATGAAATCTGGAATTTGAGGCAATTGTGCCAAAAATGCAATTTAAGCAAAGGCGGTCGTTTTTTTGAGGCGGACGGAACAC